TCCCGCCGCGTTTGCCTAACGCAACCGCCGCCGAGTTTTTACGCTTCGCCATTCTCGCCTCCGAGCGCTTGCAGATAGGCCACAATACCCGTTAACAACGCGCCGCGCGCCAGGCGCTCGCGTGCATCAAGCCTCTTTTGACTCTCCTGCATCTCGTGAATGTCATGTGTTAGCAGTTCCAGGCTCTGCGCCAGAGCCGCTAAACGCTCATCAATATTTGGCTTCTGATCTTCCATTCTTTAATAAGCCTACCGCTTCGCAAAATATTTTGCAAATTCGCTTGACTCATAGCGTAGCGCTACGCTATTCTGGTTTTAGAGCCGAGGGGCTTTAACCCGGAGAAAACAACATGGAACTGGAACTCATCGATTACATAGACGCAGAAGAAGGGCGCGACTTCGCGCCCGCAATGAACGAGCAGACCGAGTGCGACTGCTGCGGCGAAGAAGTTGACGCCGATGCGCGCACCTATCAGCCCGACTGGGACGTGTTCGCGTGCCCCGCTTGCATCCGCGAGTGCGAAGCGCAACTCGCCGAAGAAGAATGGGCGCGGGAATGCTCCTGCCGCCGCACCGCGGTTGACGAATACGACAACCGCGGCTGCATCGTTCACGATCGGAGGGCCGCATAATGGCAGCCCGCAAAGGCATTCCCGCGGGCGCCTTCATGGCGTCTTTTTCCTCCGCCGGGCGCATCGCTGCGCCAAGAACTTGCTGCAACTGCCAGACGAAGGCTGCGCGGTGGAATTCCATCTACTGCTCGGACGCCTGCGAACGCGAGTTCCTGACCTTCCCCGAATACAACGACGAGTTCTCATCCAAGGAGACCAACTAACATGTCCGAGATCATCAAGTTCGATTTCAACGTCCCGGTGGAGTGCGCGTTGCGCTTCACCGAACCCCGCGTCTTCCCGTCGCAGTTCGCCGGCGGCGACGACCGCCACATGTTCAGCACCACGGACGGCCGCGTCATGTACGTCACGCCCTTGACCTCGGCGCGGATTGCCGCATTGCACCTCGAGAAGGGCGAATGCTTCTGGATCTGCAAGCGCAAGAACAACCGCATCACCGAGTTCGCCGTCTCGCGCGAGCGCATGTCCGCGCAGCAGGAAGCCGCGCCGCGGCCCGCACGTCCCGCGGCGCCGTTCAAGAGCAACCTGCCCAAGCAGTTGTACTACGAACCCGGCGAAGTCGCCGGCGAGGCAGCGCCTTCGCCCACGCTCGAGGAGCAGCTGCGGGCCTCGATCGACATGGTGCAGCGCCGCAAGGCGCAGACGGTGGGCGAACTGGGCGACGGCACGCTCGCGATCATGGCGCCGCCCGCGCGTCCCGCGGTCCAGGCGACGGCGCCTGCGCGGCCGGCGGCCGCCGAACGCCTCGCGCCCGCGGTTGCGGAGTTCTCGTCGCGTTTGATCATGGAGACTACGGCTCTCGTGGATGTGTTTGCTCAGGTGCTGCGGCACGCCTCTGATCTGCACGGCAACGCAGTGAAGGCCGATGACGTTCGTTCATTTGTCGTGACCGCCTACATAAATGCCAGTAAAGGGCAGGGAGGCCGCAATGCGGCCTAAGCCGCGCCTCGAATCCTTCACCAGCCTCGAGGCTTACATCGAGGCTCTGGTGGAGTGGCATCTCGAGCGCCGCTTCGATGCCGCGGACTGTGAGTGGCTGCGCCAGGTTGGCATCGGATGGGAAGGCGAAGCATGAAAGCCTACGTGCGCGCGATCGCCGGCGGCTGGCCCGGCCTGGTACTTTTCATCCTGGTCATGCTGGTGGCTTGGACGCTGGGCGATCGATGAACGATGATAAGGAAATGTTCAAGGAGCGGGCGTGGACGCCGTACCGCGAAGTCATGCGCTACCGGCGTCTGCTCATGCTATCGATCCTGGTCAATCTGATCCTGGCGGCGGCGCTGTTGCGGTGCTTTCGATAACGCGGGGAAATGTCTCATCGATCCACTCGCACAGTTTCAATCCATCGAAGTTGTACTGCGCCGGCGTGATGGACAAATCGATCTCTTCATACACTTCGTCAATGAATCCATCAATGCAGTCATATGCATCGGAAGCGTCCCTCTTGATCAAGTAGACGAGCCCGTCCCTTCGCAGGACACCGACTGGAAGCCTCATCACGTCACCCACGGTCTTGGGCGCAAGGATCTCCAGGATTGCAAATCCCAGTTGATTGTGGGCCTCAATATTTGCATAGAAAGAATCCTTAGACTCCTCAGACCAAATTTCATGGTTGTACCGGCAATAAAGCTCCACCAATTCGTCGAATAACAATTTCAATCCTTCCCCGCGGCCCGCTTCGGCACGGCCCATCAATCCTTCAGAGCCTTCCAATATAGGACCAGCGGCTTGATTGCATTACCGTCGAGATCTTCAAACTCCAGACTTCGCGATCGGAATAGGCCCGTTGCTAATTTCCCGTTTGCCAGTAGGAGTTGAACTGGAGTATTCCACGGCGGACCATCTCGCGTCGTCTTCCAGTCGTCACCCGGCGGGATACTTGCCATTTCACTCCTTCCCCGCCGCCCGCTTCGGGACGGCCCTGATCTGCTCTGCAATGTGATCGCACGCCGAATCCCACGCGCCCTGCCCCGGATTGTCGTTCCAGTCCTCGCCGTCCTTCGTGGCGCAGGATTCCGCGACCTTCGCGCACCGCTCGCGCTCCTCGGCAATCGCCGCGACCATCTCTTCCTGAGCTTGGTCCAAGGCTGCCAGTCCCATACTGATACCCATTTCTATTCGCGCCAGCAGGCTGGCAACTGTCTCGTTCGGTTGCATCAATCCTTCCCCGCCGCCCGCTTCGGCACGGCCTTAATCCGCCGCGACCCGGTGCGCGCCTCGATCACGAGGCCCGCTGCGCGCGTCTTGCCCAGTAGATCCTCGAGCACCCCGATCGGCACGCTCGCCAACTCCAAAAACTTCTCGAGGCCGATCACGGCGACCAGGTCGCGCATGCTGCGCACCCGGCGCTCGCGTTCCCGCGCCGAGAGGTGCAGGCGGTAGACGCGGCCTTCGACGATGCCATCGGCATCCGCCGGCATGCGGTCGAACCAGGATTTTATGGCGCGCTTCAGCACGTCGTAGCGGGCCGTATCGGGCGCCTGCATTTGCATGCGGCGGTCCAGCTCGCCGTACTCGTCGACCATCGCCCTCTGCTGGCGGTCGACGGAAACGGCGACCTCCGCGGGTTTCGGTCCCTCAATCCTGGTAGGGAAATGCGCGGTGGGCGCAGGGGCCTTCAGAGGCCGCCCGCGGCGCGGTGCGGGCTGCGTGGCGCGGGCGGGGGGGCGTCTCATTGGACCGGCTCGCAGGGTCGGGCGGGGTGGTCGAGATCCATTGGTCGGCCAGCAAGCGAAAGGTTCATCCCAGCAAGAACTAAGCGTAGTTCCTTCAACGATATTCTGCCGAAGTCTTTGTTGCGGATTAGATCCTGCTCTGTATACTGCACCAATTCACCTAGAGTTTTAATTCCTAACCGTATGAGAAGGTTCCGCCCACGCACGCCAAGTGGCAAAGTCTCAACTGATTGCCGTCTCCACCCCGGCTTTCGTTTGCCTGCCATAGCGCGTTTCTGCGGCTCAAATGACGTGATCTGCTTCCCACAATGAGGGCATTCCAGATTCACTTCGCTACGCCTCATGCGCCCCTCTGCAGGCCTCGCCGGTACGCGAGCTTCCTGGCCAGGTCGAGGATTGCCCCGTAGTCGACGGTGTGAGCCTCACGGCGGCCTTTCAGGCGGATGGTGAGGCATCGGGGTTCCAGCGAGACGATCAGCGCGTCTGTGCGCTCGTACACGTCAGTTTGCCTTACGACGGGCGAATCGGGGCGGATCTTGGTCATCGTAGTTAGCCTTAGGTATCGTCGTCGCCGTTGAATAACCTGGGTTGACGCTTCGCCCCGGAGTCGCCTTTCTGGCTGCGTTTCGTTTTGCTCGCGGGCTGCCCGAGAAGTATTCCGCCAGATGTTGAGGGAACGGGCGCAATGTGAACGGGGTTGAGCAGATCGCGCGACGCGGCGTGCGAGTCGGGGAATAGAAGTTTGTAGGCCGACTCCAACTCCGGCCAGAACTTGTCAAAGGTCCGTTCCAGCACCCGATCCATAATCCGCCTGTCGGACATGTTGTTGAGTGATTTCACCAACTGCCACAGTCCGAGACGATTCACTCGGGTCCCGTTGAACTGGTTGAGCGGCTGTTGCAGGTCGCCGAAGTCGAGATCAAGCAGGATCGTGCCGACGCGATGGCGCCCCATCCCTTTGATGAGTGCGCCGGCTTCGAAGTGCAGCCACGGAGCAAGCCGGTTCTCCCTGGTGATGCAGATAACCCCTGTGTCCGAAGTTTGTAATTTGCTGATGATTTCTGTGAACCAAATGGTCCCCTTGTCGAGGTCTTGACTGGACACCCAGACTTCCGAGCCCGGGAGCACCGTTTCTAACCACGGCTTGAATTCATCAGCGAATGAACGGCTGGTTTCCCCAGACCAACTAAGGAATGTGGTCATTCAGGCATCATAGCGCCCAAATGGACGTTGGACTATCCCAGCCCTCGTACTGTTCTAACGGGCCCACTCCGACGGCCTAGCCTCGTACTCTTCCACTACAGGCGTGAGCAGTTCCAGTAGACCCTGCTCCCGCGGCTTGAGTTCTCTTTCGGCGGCCGTCACTTCCAACTGGGCCTTAACCCGGGCAATCGCGTACTCGGCTATCGTCAACCTTTTCTCCCGCGTCGGTCCTGCCTGGCGACGTCGATCACCAGAAGTACCAGCACGATCGCGATGATCGCAATCATTACCACTTCCATAGTTCACTCGTCATATAGCCAGTCCTCATAGGCTTTGATCGCTTCATCGAACGTGTAGACCTTCTCTGGCTCTTCCGCCTTCCACCACTTCTCACAGTCCGCATCCGATTCCCAACCACGCTGGTAAAGTCGGTCAATATCGAACGGCTCCGGGCCGCTACCCCATGCTTCCCAACTCATGGCGTCTCCAGCAGCGGCCGGCCGCGGTCCTTGCGCGCCCGGCGGCTTTCTTTGTGGTGCGGTTGGTCGTGGTGGAGGTGGCACCAGGTGCACCAGCACCGAAGATTCAAGTCGTCCATGTTCGCCGGATTGTTATCCGCGTGGGCGATCGTGAGCTTAACCCGGATCTTGCGCGGCAATCCGCGGGCGGATAGCGGCGAGCAGGGCCACCCGTACTGGTTGCGCCACACCTTCGAGCCTTCGCGGATCCAGATCATGTGGTAGCGGCGCCGGCCGCCGAACTGCGGGTCACGCGACTGCCAGGTGTACGTGAAGATCCACGCGTGGAGCGGCTTGCGGCAGCACTCGCACTCCTCGTGGGCGCGCTTCAGGACGCTCGGCCGGATCTCGGTGCGCCACAGGTGGCCGTAATGCTGGCGGAACTCAGGTGCGATGGGCATGTGCCTTGAATTCTTCGGGAATTTCGTAGGGAACGAAGTTCGGGTTGCCGGTGTTCAGTCGGTTCACAAAATCGATCCAGGCGTAGAACGTCCACTTATCGCCGGTCCTGCTGGCGGCGCCGGTGGCATAGCCCAGGATCAGGATCAACTGGTCGTAATCGTTGCGCGACATCTTGAGCGTGATCGTGTCGCCATTTGCGGTGTATTTCATTCTGGCCGCCATTCTATCGAATGCATCATAAATCCCTGCTCCTCATGGAACGACAATTCCTCGAACGTCGAGATCAACCGCAGGACCAGCGACACCGTCGACGTCGACAGCCCCTCGGCCCCCAGCAGCCGCTCCACTAGGGGCGCCACCTCGCCCGCAGTGTAATCGACCGTCTTGTCCTCGGTCCCGATCCGGTAGGAGATCCGCAGCACTTTCATAAGTCCTCTTTCGCCAGAATCACCATAATCGGCATCACCATGCCAGACGGGTCGCTCCCGAACCGAAAGAACCGCTCGTTAGGGTTAGGCTCATCCAGGAACTCAATTTCGATCATGTGGAGGCGATGCTCGGCCAAGGCAAGACCGTGTTTTTCGGCCAGACCTGGGAGCAACTGCTTCAGTCCGTTCTCGTCCGACTCGAGCCTGTACTCGAACTGCACCACGCCGGCGGCATAGCCGCGGATCGCCAGGCGGATCATAGGTTCCCAAGATTCTCACGCCACTCTGGCGTGCGCCCAACAGTCCCTGTCGCGGGGGCGGGCTCATCGACCGTCTGGCACTCCAGAAGCAAGTGCCTACCCTCTACCTGAATGTCCGTCACCCCGTAAGCGTTCATGTGCTGGATGATGGCCTCACGGAGTGCGTTCATAAGATCGGGAGGCATTGGGTACCGATAACTCCCGGTAGCGATAAACCGCAACGTAGCGGCAGGGCGGTTTATTAATTCCATTCGGGTCTCCACGATTGCAATGCGCGTCGATCCAATTCCTCGTCCGGTACCTGCCGGGATTCCGCCCGGCGTTTCGCTCGAATCTCATTCGAGCGTTTCATGTGCGCTTGCTTCCGTCCTGGTTCTTTGTTGAGCCAGCGGTTCTGAGCAGCCCGTCTGCGCTGGCATGCCAGACAATCGCAGCGGGGCTTCACGGTTTCCCTCCTCCCACCGGCGCCGTACCGTCGCCACCCTCCCCCGAGCGTAACGAGGCCGCGGCGCCGGCTTGCGTCCCGTGCGCAAGGTCAGGAGACGGGGGATCGGCAAACGGAAATACCGGGACCGCCTTGCCGGCTTCCTTGATCACCTTCCAGCCAAACTGAAACAACCCATAGGCCGCGTAATCGCAGGGTGACTTCTTTCCGTCCTTAGACGGCGTTCCCGCGAGGTTGGACGCGCGGCTCGGAAGGTGGCGTCCGATGCACTCCTGATAGGCGCTGTGCGGATCCGCTCCGACCTGGTCAAAATCCTCCATCGTCTGGATATTGCCGCAGACGGGGCAGCGAAACTGCCACAGTTTTGCATCGTCGCCAAAACGCCGCTTACCTTCAGCGAGCCATTCGGCGACGGGCATCTGTTGGTTATCGGGCATCGTTCTCTTTCTCCTTGACCGGCTCAAGGTCAGGATGCGTCCAGCCCTGGCCGGACACGTAGCCGTGGCCGGCGTAGGGGTGCTGCGCCCAGTCTTCGTTCGCGTGGACACGCTTTTCGCTGCAGGCTGGGCAGTTGTTCATGAGCGTTGGCTCCCCTGGCCTCTACGCGGCTGGTCAGGAAGCCCGAAGGCTCCGTAGCAGCGCTTTCGCATCTCTTGCAAAAACAATCCCCCATCCTGGGGAACGTAGCCCATCCGGGTCTTGATCCAGGCTTGGAAGTCTTTCATATCCTCCTGCAACTCCTTCACCTTGACGGTACCGTTTCCGACATTCGCAACCTTGACGTTGTTTTTAAAGAGGTGCTCTGTGGGAATAAATAATTTAAGGACTCCGCTGATCGTGACGGCGGAAATGTCGCCGCAAGTATAAACGTCAACTCCGGCCCCTGGAAATGCGGATCGAAGCGTGAGGCCGACTTGTGGCGTCAGTTTCTGAACCCTCATCCTCGCGAGAAAGCGGAGGAAGGTTTTTGCTGGGTTCCGAACCGAAAGCGCTCCAGTAGACCGCGCCTCGAGCGCTTGCTGGAACGAGTAGAGCACGCCGGACGCTTCAGCAATCCGCAAAAACTCCCTGTCCTTTTCTGAAAGCGATAGGAGCCACTCCTCCTCCGGCTCCGTTGTACCGAAGGCACCGTAATCTGTTTCAAGTCGAAACCGGATGGGTTTTCGGCAATGGGGGCAGGTTCCGTTCCAGCCAATAACACGTTTCGGCGGTCGCTCAGTCATCTCCGCTGGCCCCTTTCGACATCGGCGTGGCTTCCTCGGCGTCCCAACACGCCTGATGCGCGCCGCGCATTCGCGCGTCTTCCGGGTAGATCGGTTTATGGCACACCCAGCAGGTTACGGTATTCGCGGCTCTCCACTCTTCCGTGGCTTTCATCTCCGCGGCGAGCTTCGGCGGCACCGCTTCCAGCAGTATTCCTGTAGGGTTCTTGTATTTACGTTTATCGATGGTGGCGTCAACTGCGTCGATGGCCGCAACGATCTGCTCGACCGTGCAAGCCGGCGCCACGTCCCGGCACGCAGAAACGAATGCCTGTCCAGTGGAAGTGCGGATCCCCAGTTTTTGGCTCACAACAACAACATCGTTTTCGGCGGTCGGCTCTGGCACCGCCGGCTCTTTTGTTGTTGAATTCCCCCCCTTCTTTATGGTTTTTCTTTCATCCTTATATGCCGGCGCTCCTGGGGCTACAATAAACGCCTCTTTGAGGCGTTCCTGGGGTACTTTGGTGGCCTCTTTGTACTCCAGATAGGCCTTTTCGATGTGGGAAATGTACCCTGGTGAGGGTACAAAGCCTTTTGGGAGACGGAGGTCCGTAATAGACGCTATGTCGTTGATTTTTTTGAAAACTTTGTACCCCAATTGGGGTACAATCCGCGGTTTTCTTGTGGAGGCCCGGGGCACAGTCCAACAGTAGATATCGACTTGGCCCTTTCGTAATTTACCACCATCTGCCGCCCGGCGCGCGCAAAACCCCTTCTCTTCGAGTTCGGCCAGCGCGTCCCTGACCTTCTGGCGCCCGTAGCCTGTCCATAAAGTCAGATCGGCTGGCGTGACAGGTACGCGCATTGTCTTTTTATCGACAACAACTTGCTTAATTGCCTTTTCAGTTCGGAAGGCAACAGTATGAAGACGCAAGATATAGAGAACCGCCGCGGCTTCAGGTGTAAGGCTGGCCCTGGCGGCCCGCCTCATGAATTCCTTCACCTCGCCGTACCATTCACCTCCCTTAACGCCTTGTTCTCGGAACCACTTAGTAAGCTGACCATCCATACCGACTCCCCAAAGACGCGGAAATCGCGCCCGAAAAACCGTTATCAATTGCGCTGGGAGGTATGGCAGAATGAAGGGAGCCGTACCCTCCGGCGCTTTGTTTGCACTTGCGGCTGCGTCATTTCTTTCCCGGAAGCTTCGCAGCAGTGAGGAACTACAGAATCAACGGAGGGGACCTTCCACGGCCGTAACGCGGGGCGGGGGCGGATCGCCAATCACAACACATGGTTATGATGGCCTGCCGGTAGTACCCAAAGTACCCAACGACCTGTTGGCCCGAGGTGTGTCGCGTTAACCTGTAAGTGGGCCGGCGCAGTATTCGAAGTACTGTGCCAGCCCTGACCAATCCATGCTTTTGGGAGCACAGATGGCTGACCAAAGTGTACCGCTCGTTTCCCTGGAACGTCTCCGGATCGAGCAGTCGAAATTTCAACAAGGCTTGATCTCCGAGAACACCGCCCGCGGGTATGCCTCCGACTGGAAGGTCTTCGAAGACTTTTGCTCGCGCTACCGCCTCACGGCGTTGCCGGCGACCGAAGAGACGGTGAGCCTCTTCCTCACGGACCAATTGAGCCGTAGCAAAATCAGCACCGCACGCCGGCGCAAGTGGGCCATCGTCTTCGAACACCGCAGCCGCGGAATGCCATCTCCGGCGGGTACCATAACGAAAGAACTTCTGCGCGGCGCCCAGCGGATCCGCGGGGAGAAGCCGCGTCAGATGCGGCCGATCACCGTCGCGCAGTTGCGCGAGATGTCCGCTGGCCTCTGCAAGGTCGGGACTCCGTTGGCCTTGCGCAACCGCGCACTCCTGGTGCTCGGCTTCGCCTCCTCGTTGCGCCGTTCGAGCCTTACGAGGCTGCGCCTGGCGGACGTGGAGTTGTGCCAGCAAGGTTTGATAGTCTGCGTGGACCGCGAAAAGAACGATCAGGAGGCCAAGGGGCGCCTGGTGGCCATTCCGCGGGGAAAGCACCCCCATACTGACCCCGTGCGCGTCCTCGAAGCGTGGCTGCGCGTGCGTACCAGCACTGCCGACGGGCCGTTGTTTCCACGACTCGATTCTTCTCACGAAGGCGAGCCGCTGGACGGTCAGAGCGTGTGCCGGGTCCTGAAGGAGACGCTGAGTACTGTCGGCATCGACGCCAGCCAGCGGGGTGCCCATTCGCTCAGGAGCGGGCTGATAACGGCGGCCGCGGAGGCCAATATCAGCGCGCTGCGCATCGCTGCCTATACCGCGCAGTCGCCTGAGATCGTGCGCCTCTACTTTCGCAGGAGTGAAATGTGGCGGGGTAACGTCGCGGGCTGCGTCGGATTGTGAAAAGTTTCTCGTATTCACTCCGGCGAAAGAGTGCTGAGAACCGGCCGCAGTCGCCAGACGCTGGGAAGCGCCATCTACGGCCGGGTTCTCATACCATTGCCCGAGGATCAGTCGAGCGAAAAGATGGTAGCACATAATCACGTCTTCTTCCGACGAGTACATGCCAAGTTCTCTTCTCACGGGAACACCTCTTTCGAGGCAGCTCTGCTCGGCTGGGAAGACGACTAGACGCAACCAGCCTATTCCCGCGATCTAGAATCGTACAGAGATCGTCACAATCCGCTGTGCCTTTCCGCACCGCGGGCGCGATAACGTCTTTATTTGCGTAACGCCGGCGCTTTGATGGAGTCCACGTCGCGTCTCGCCACACGATAGCGGCCGCCCGCTCGCACTCCTACATCGAGCGCGCCGAGGCGCCGTTCCTCGATCAGGGACATCAGGAAACTGGCCGGCAGTCCGGAGTAGTGGGCCGCCTCGTCCACGGTGAGCCAGGGACGGTCTGCCGGCGCCGCCGGCGCCTGGAGCTGCGGCCGTGGTGGCGGTGGTGCGGCCACTTCGCCCGCTCCCGTCGCACTCCCCCGATAGGCGACCAGGCGTTTCTGACCGTCGATGACGGCCCGCTGGACGTCGCGGGCGAGGAGCACGGTCTGCCGGCGTTTGGTCACCGGGTCGGTGACCTGGCGGCGCCGGATCGCGCCCGTGTTCGACAGCTCGAGCACGCGGCGAACGCTCAGGCCGAGCCATTGCGCGGCGATTTGCTTGGAGATATATTCAGGCCCCGATGTTACAGCCGCGGGCGCAGAACTGCGGTATGCTGGGTTTGAATTACGCATTTTCGATACCTTGCAGCGGGCGTTCCACGCGCCCGCTTCTTTTTTTCTACCTTAACAATCTAGCTCACAATCCACGCCGGCACCCACGACAAAAGTCCTAGTGGGTTTCTAGTCCTACCGGAGCAGCATCGGCGCCAGTTGCGCGAGGACCCAGAATGCGAGGCCCGCCGACATCAGCGCGGGGTAGTAGGGGTTTGGAGCGCTCCACCAGCGGGACATGGCGCCCAGAACGAACAGGACAAACGCGAACACCAGACAGACGAGCGGCATAACTTCAACTCCTTGTTGTGCCTTTCGGCAAGAACGAGGTACGATACACCCAAAGTATAGTGACACGCCCGCCGGGCCGGGCACCCGCAGAGATTCTCTAAAATAGCCCGCATTCCCCTGCATCAGTAGTCCTGTGTCCCAACTTCCGGCGTCAAAAGTACCCGTATACACCCAGTACGGCGTGATCGAAATGGCCGATGCTTCCCGTGTGCGCCAACTCGCACAGGCGGCCAATGCGCAGTTCATCAGACGCCACAAGGACGGGCAGTTGATGCGTATTGTGCTCACCAGTTTCGGCGAGGACTACGGGCGCCGCGGGCGCAATGGCAACCCGCAAAAAGACGTGTACAACGCCGAGAGCGACCAGAACCCGCCGCGGGTCTGGGACTTCAAGCGCCACTGCGGCGAGCGGGCGGGCGAACACTCATGACCGTAGGCAACCTCAAAAAACTACTCGGGCCGCTCGATGACGCGCTGCCCGTCATTGTCGTAGGCCCGTGCGTGGACGAAGACGGCGACGACTGCGAGACATGGTTTCAGTTGACCGCGGTGACCCGCGAACTGGACTCCGACATCGCCGAGGAATACGCGCACCTCGATTGCGTGCGCCTCGATAACTTGAAATGACGCCGGCGATCGACGCGGAAGCCGAACTGATCGAGTTCGTCGCGCAATTCCGCGACGACGCCTACGGCTTTGTGATGGCCTGCTACCCGTGGGGGGAAGCCCGGACCCCGCTGGCGGATTACGCCGGCCCGGACCGGTGGCAAGCCGAACTGCTGCGCGAGATCGGCGAAGAGGTGCGGAAGAGGGGCTTCGACGGGCTGAATGCGGTGGGGCCGATCCGCCAGGCCATCTCGAGCGGGCACGGCATCGGGAAGTCGACCACTTCCGCCTGGCTCGCGAACTGGATCATGTCCACGCGCCCGAATTCGCAGGGCACGATCACGTCCAACACGTTCGCGCAGTTGAGCACCAAGACCTGGCCGGCAATCCTCAAGTGGACGCGCATGCTGATCACGGGCCACTGGTTTGTGGTGGGCCAGGAAAAGATCGTGGCGAAGGCGGCCCCGGAGTCCTGGTTCGTCACCGCGCAGACCTGCCGGCGGGAAAACTCCGAGGCCTTCCACGGCCAGCATGCGGCCCGGTCGACGAGCTGGTATCTCTTCGACGAGGCCTCGGCGATCCCGGACGAGATCTGGAACGCGGCCGAGGGCGGCTTAACGGACGGCGAACCCATGATCTTCGCCTGGGGCAACCCGACCAGGAACACCGGCAAGTTTCATCGCATCGTGTTTGGAAGCGAGCGGGACCGGTGGAAGCAGAAGATCATCGACAGCCGCACCGCGAAGTTTACGAACAAGGCGCTGCTGGACGAGTGGATCGCCGATTACGGCGAAGATTCCGACTTCGTCCGGGTGCGTGTCCGCGGCATCGCGCCGCGCGCCGGCGAATTGCAGTACATCGATCAGGAGCGGGTCTGGCAGGCGCAGCAGCGGCAGCCGGCCAGTTTCCCTGACGACCCGTTGGTCGCCGGCTTCGACGTCGCCGGCCGCGGCGGCATGTTCAGCATGGCCGGCGCACGCAGTGACGGCGGCGACGGCGGCGCTGCCCGGCGCGATGCCGGCGGATCCGGCGCCTGGAACGTGATCGCGTTCCGGCGCGGGCTGGACGCGGTGTCGGTCCCGGCCATCCGCATCTCGGGCGAGGACACGCGCGACCGCAGCGTCATGATGGCGAAACTGACGGAGATTTTGAGCGACAAGCGGCCCTCTCACCGGGTCGCGATGATGTTTGTGGATTCTGCCTTCGGCGCGCCCTACGTGGAGCGGCTGCGCGGCATGGGTTTCGACAACGTCATGGAGGTCAACTTCGGCGCGCCCAGCCACGATCGCCACCAGGCCAACATGCGGGCCTACATGTGGAGCCGCATGAAAGAGTGGCTGCTCAAAGGCGCCATTCCCGCGGACAACATCCTCGAGACGGACCTGACCGGCCCGGGCTACCACCTCAACAAATCCGAGCAGCTGGTGATCGAGGCCAAAGCGGACATGGTGAAGCGCGGGATCGCAAGCCCGGACTACGGTGATGCCCTGGCGCTCACGTTCGCGGCGTTCGTGCCGCCGCAGGCGCCGGCCGCGGAGCAGGAATTGGGGCGTGGGTTCGGGGGCGGCGGTTCATGGATGGGATGAGGCGTTGAACTGTCGCGAAATGACCACAGTTTGTAGGGAGCATGTGACCTTGCAACGGGACGAACTCGAGATCCCGCTGGACACGCCGGAAGGCCAGATCCTGCTCGGCGCGCGCGACGTGATCGCGGAAGAGGCGTTCGCCGCGGAGTTCAGAAAAGAATCAGAAAAGAATTAGCCGCGGATTCTTATCCGTCCTAGTTTCAGTTGGTTGCGTCGTGCAGAAAAGAACCGAAAAGAATCGAAAAGAATGGCGAAATTAACCGTACTGATGGGCGCGCCCGGCTCGGGCAAGTCCACCTACGCCAAGGGCACCGGAGCGCACGTAGTGACCACCGATGGCGCACGCGGGCGCCTGTCGCCCGGAGACACGCTCCACAAGGCCTACAGCGAGATCAATGCTGCGCTGGCCGCGGGCAAGAACGTCGTCTTCGACACGACGGGCAGCAACCCGGCCGTGCGCAAGGCGGCCGCCACGATCGCGCAGAAGCACGGCGCCCAGCTTGCGGCGCGCGTGATCGATGCTCCGATAGGCGCCTGCCTGCAGGCGCAGCAGGGCCGGGCCAAGCCGGTGGCCGCCGCGGACGTGCGCCGTATCCACGACGCGGTGCGCAAGCAGGCCGCGGGTCTGCAGTCCGAGGGTTTCAGGGACGTGCGCGTCGTGAAACGGAAATAACATGCCACTAAAACCGGGCAAGAGCCAGGCGGTGATCTCTTCGAACATCCGCAAAGAGGTGGCCGCCGGCCGCCCCCAAAAGCAGGCCGTCGCGATCGCACTGCACACCGCGGGCAAGCCGAAGCGCACGCTACGGGATTTAATGAACGGTGGAAATGGGCAGCCTTAACTCACCGGCTCAACCCGGTAGAAGTATTGGAACTCAGGCGGAATCTCTTTACCTGGTTTGAACTCTTTTGTATCTGGGGTATAGCTTCCGGCGCGCCAGGGTATGCCTCGATCACGATTCCATTGCCGCCTGTTCTCCAAATCCGCAAAGTATTCATCTCGTGTTAGCTCGGCGACGATGCGGACGCGGCCATTGATCGTATCGAACTCCTCACCAACGAGAAGCGGCTCATTTAGTGCATATGTGGGGCTAAAGCCCATGAGCTTTATCGTAACCGATGGCTTCCAGTAAGTCCGACAAAGACCTCATCGCAACGGCACGCGAGCGCTACAAACTCGCCGAGGAAGCCGAACGCGAGATCCGCAAAGAGGCCAAGATCGACCTGCAATTTGCGGCCGGCGAGCAGTGGGACGACGACGACAAGAACCGGCGCAACATGATGGGGCACGGGAATAAGCGGCCTTGTCTCACATTCAATAAGCTCACCGGCCCGATCAACCAGGTCGCCAACCAGGCCCGCATGAACAAACCGGACCTCGAGGCGCTGCCCGTCGACAGTAAGGGCGATCCGGCGACCGCCAAAGTGTACGAGGGCATGATCCGGCACATTCAATATGCGTCCAAAGCCGATCAGGTCTACGAGACCTCGCTGGATCAAAGCACGAAGGGCGGTTTCGGCTATTTCAAGGTCACGACGAAATACTGTGGCAACAAGACGTTCGACCAGGAAATCAGGATCGAACGCATCCTGAACCCGTTCAGCGTGCTGATGGACCCGTATGCGCGCGAAGCGGACAAGTCCGACGCCAAGTGGGCCTTCGAACTCGAGTGGATTTCGAAGGACGAGTACAGGGCGGAATTCGGCGACACCGAAGTCGCGCAGATGCATTTCTACGAGGGCTGCACCAACCCGGCCCCGGAGTGGATCGGCAAAGACGGCGTGCTGGTGGCGCGGTACTGGTATATCGAGAACGAAACCAAAACACTGGTGGCGATCCAGTGGCCCGATGGCAAGGTCACGAACGAGTATCTTGAGGACATGCCCGCGGAACTGCCGCCGGGCATACAGTTCGCGGTCGATGAGAATGGCGACCGCATCGAACGCGAAGACCAGATCCGCCACGTGAAAATGTGCCGGCTGAACGGCGTCGAAGTCCTCGATAAAACCGACTGGAAAGGCCAGTGGATCCCGATCCTCGCAGTACTCGGCGAGGAGATGTACATCGAGAACAAGCGTTATCTCTTCTCACTGATCCGGTTCGCGCGCGACCCGCAGAAGCTGTACAACTTCTACCGCTCGAGTGAGGCCGAAACGGTGATGTTGGGAACGAAAGCGCCTTGGGTGGGCGTCAAAGGCGCGTTTAAGGATCCCCGGTGGGCGACCGCAAACACCGTGCCGTGGGCCTACCTCGAGTACGAGCCTCTCGATATCGCGGGCAATCCGGTCCCGATGCCGCAGCGCAATCTGGCAGAGCCGCCGATCCAGGCACTCTCCATCGGCGCCGCGCAGGCCTCTGACGACATCAAGGCGACGACGAACGTATACGACGCCAGCCTCGGCAGCCAGTCGAACGAGGTTTCCGGCATCGCAATCCAGCGGCGCCAGGGACAGATGGAGTTGTCGAACTTCCACTTCGTCGACAACCTGAACCGCGCCATTCTGCAGTGCGGCGTCATCCTCTGCGACCTGATTCCGAAGATCTACGACACCCCGCGCCAGGTGCGGATTCTCGGCGAGGACATGCAGGAGGAAATCGTCACCGTCAACCAGCAGTTTGCGGGCGACTATGGCGAGGAGAAGTGCTTCGACCTGACCAACGGCAAATACGACGTGCGCCTCAAGATCGGGCCGTCGTTCAAAACCCAGCAGCAGGAAACGGCGAGTCAGGTTACCGAACTCTCGCGCAACTTCCCCCAACTGATGCAGGTGGCCGGCGACATCGTCTTCGACAACCTGAACTTTGCGGGCGCCGAAAAGATCGCAGAACGCCTGCGGCGCGCGATGCCCCCGAACCTGACCGAGGACGCGGACAAGAAACCGCAGCAGCTGCTGGCGCAGCAGAACGCGCAGCAGGCGCAGCAGATCGAGCAGTTGACCCAGGCACTCAACAAACTGAGTGACGACATTCGCAGCAAAGCCATCGAGGCCGAATCGAACGAACGCATCGAGAAGATGAAGATCGAGGCGGCAGACCGCCAAGCGGCGCTTGAGGCAGACACAAAGCTCGAAATCGAGCGCATGAAGATCGCAGCGGCGAACAATAGCGTCGAATCGCAGGAAAACATCGCCTTCATGCGCGTCGACATGGCGCGATTACAGGCGCAATTGGACCGCATGGCGTCCGGTGCGGCCGCCGAGGCCGCCGAGCCAGGCGAAGCAATGCCGAGCTCCGGAATGCCGCCGCCGGGCGCAATGGGCGGCGTCCCGCCCGCGGCGCCGCAGCCACAGTTTTGATTTATGCCAGACGAAGTAATCGAGCAAGGGACGGAAAACGTCGCTAGCGAGGCCCCGACAGATTTTCGGGAGTTTGCGAAGTGGCGCGAAACCGGTGAATTGCCCGAACCAAAAGCAGCCACATCCGCGGCCGCGGAAGACAAACCGCCGGCCAAAACTGAACCGGACTCGGAAACGGAAGACCATCAGGAAGCAGGGGAACAGGAAGACGACGAACCGCAGGACGAAGCAGCGCCGGCCGGCAAAGGCAAAGGCGGATCACGCCAGCGTCGTATTGAACGGCTGACCAGGGAAAACGAGGAGTTGAAGCGGTTGATCGCCGGGCAACCGGTGACGCCACCGCACGATAAGCCCTCGGAACCCGCGCAGCCCGCCGCTGCCGGCAAGCCGAAGCTCGAAAACTTCAAAACGCTCGAGGACTATCAGGAAGCTCTGACGGACTGGAAACTCGATGAACGCGAGCGCACCCGCAAAGAAGCGGACGCGCGAACGGCTCAAGAGGAAGCAGCCCGCACAGAGCAGGAGCGGTGGACGGCGAAGGAAAAGGCCGCACGCAAGGCGCACGACGACTACGACGACCTGATCGACACGGTGGTGATCCCGGCAGGGCCGGGAGTCCTGGCCGCCCGTCAGGCCATGCTCGAAGACGAACACGGCGCCGAACTCCTGTACCACCTGGCGAAGCACCCGAAGGAACTCGAGCGCATCGCTGCGCTGTCACCAGCCAGCGCAGTTTTGGCGATCGGCAAACTGTCCGCGAAGTTCGACACCCCTGCCACTGAAAACAACGGGAAGCCACGCATAACGGGCGCACCCAAGCCGCCGCCGCCGTCTGGAAGGCCTTCCAAGGCCACTCCGGACTCGATTGACGATCCGGAAGTCATCAAGGATTTTCCGCGGTGGGAGCGGTTACGGAAGGCGCAATTAGGGAGATAAACAGTGCCCAATACCCTTCTGACCTGGAGCATGATAACCAACGAACTCCTGCTCAGGTTCAAGAACAATCTCGCGTTCGCAGGCGCTCTCGAGCACACCTGGGACGATAAATTTGCCGTAACCGGCGCGAAGATCGGCGACACGCTGCGCTTGCGCGAGCCGGTCTTATTCGCCGCAGGGACGAATCCGGACATCACCGCGGCCATCCAGGACGTGATCGAAACCCAGAAAACCCTGACGCTGAATACGCAGGCCGTGGTGGCGTTCCAGTTCTCCTCGAGCGAGCTGGCGTTGTCGATCGATTCGTTCAGTGACCGCTACCTGAAGAGCGCGGCCGTCTCGCTCGCCAATAAAATCGACGTCGACGGACTCACGATGGCGTATCAGGCTACCGCCAATACCGTGGGCACGCCCGGCACTCCGATCACCGCACTGGACCCGTTCTGGTCCGCGGGCGCCACTCTCGATGAGAACTCCGCGCCGATGGACGGGGAACGCTATATGGTCATTTCCCCGCGGCAGCAGGAAGGCGTCCTCAAAGCCGCGCAAGGGCTGTTCCAGTCCAGCACCCAGATCAAGCAGCAGTACGAGCGGGGCCGCATGGGCACAATGGGCGGCTTTGAGTGGATCATGGACCAGAACGTCCGCACCCACACGGTAGGCCCGCTCGGCGGCGCCCCGCAGGTTGGCGCGGCCAGCCAGACCGGATCCACCCTGGCAGTCACCGGCTTTACCGCGGCTGCCGCGGCCCGGTTGAAGAAGGGCGACACGTTCACGCTGCCGACCGTATTTGCGGTCAACCGGGTATCGGGCGACACTCTGGCGGCACTGCAGAAGTTCACCGTGACCGCGGACGTCTCGTCCATCGCTGACGGATCGGCGGTCATCCCGATCTCTCCATCCATCGTCGTCACGGGCGCGGGCAAGACCGTGTCCAACTCGCCGGCCGCCGGCGCGCCGTTGACCATCACCAGCGGCACGGCGGGTTCGCTTTCGCCGCAGGGCATCGGCTTCCACAAATCGGCGTTTGTCATCGGCATGGCGCCGCTTCCGGTTCCGCTGGGCGAGCACTACGCCGCGAACCAGCAGGATCCGGACACCGGCTGCAGCGTCCGGGCCGTAAGCCAGTACGATATCAAAACCGACAAGTTCATCACCCGGTGCGACGTATTGTACGGCTTCGCAGCGCAACGTCCTGAGTGGGCCGTTCGCATCGCCAGCTAACCAGGAGCAGTCACGCTATGGAGCCATCCAAAGACTACCCGCGCATGATGTTTCACCGAACCAAAGAGCCGGTGATCGTGAAATCGCACGAGGAAGAGGATGGCTTAGGTCCGGAGTGGTCGCGCATTATCTGGCCGGCGTCTGCCATCGCCGCGCCAGAGCCTGCGGCCACTCCTGAACCCCCGGAACCGCCGCAGGCCGGCTACGCCGAAGCGGTTCCGGAACCTGGCGGCCCTGCCGGCCAGGTGACGGCGCTACGGCATGCCGTAGCAGCCCGCAAGGAGACTGCGCCGGCCGCTCCAATCCGGCCGGCGCGTGTCCTGCCCAAACCGCCGGCCAAACCTGCAACGAGGAGATCCAAAAAATGATGCCCGAAACCGAACGCGACGTGAAAGAGTGGCTGGCCGCCAATCCTACGGAAGCCTCGCCCGATGCGTACCCCAAATTGATGTACAACGTCAACCTGCCGCCGCTGATTGTCCGGGACGCAGACAACGAGAACGCACTGGGCGAGGCCTGGCGGCAGCTGAATGTGGGCGTAATCCCGGAAGTGGCGCCGGTCACCATCGATCCCGAAACCGCGGACGTGCCGGCCGCGGGCGGGTCCGGTACGTTCCACGTCACGATCACCGGCATCGGCCTCGAGAACACGTGGACCGCGGAAAAAGACTCTGCCGCGGACTGGCTCACGTTCAGCCCCGACATGCCGCAGCCGGCGGATGGTGACGTGACTTATACCGCGGCGCCCAATCTCGGCGCCGAGCGCAGCGCCAATATCTACGTGAACGGGAAAACCTTCGCAATTACGCAGGCGTCCGTCTTATAGGTGCGGAGGTGCGTGCGGAGTGGCGGCACTGCCGCCATTCCGCCCGCTCATAGCGGAAAAACCACAAGGAGTAGACAACAATGGATTATCAAACACCACCGGTGGGCACGATTCTGCCGGCGCAACCCAATACAACCGTGCAGAATCCTGGCCCGGTACACGATGCTTCCGGCAACACCGAGTTCCTGCAAGCGGATGCGCAGGACAAAGCCTATTTGGACAACCTGAAGCTGATCGAGGAATGGAAGAATGCGCAACGCGATAATCCGCCGGGATCGACATATGCAGCCAATCTCGGCAACAGCCTGTCTTGGGCCATCGTTGTGCAAACGGCCGAAGCGGGCGGCGTGAATTTCGACAAACAACGCGTTGGGCCGGCCGTAAACACGCTGGAGAGCTAATCCGATGCCAACCGCGGGCGAGTTGATCCACTCTTCGATGCGTTTGATCGGCGCGATCGCGGCTGGCGAAACGCTCGAAACCGCCGAACTGAACGACGCCCTCGTCTCGCTCAACCAGATGCTGGCATCGTGGTCGATCGAGCGCGTGACCGTATACGAGATACGGCGCGACTCGTTCCCGCTCACGGGCGCCCAGAGCTACACGATGGGGCCGGCCGGTGTCTTCGCCGCGGCCAGGCCCGCGCAGATCGTGGCCGCTCGCGCCTCGAGCGGCAACTACGGCCGCAGCATGCGGATCGTCGACGTAAACCGCTGGACGGAGATCCTCGAGCGGGGCGGCGCCATCAACCTGCCGATGCGCGCATACGTCGATTACCAGAACCCGCTGGCGACGGTGCATCTGTGGCCCGTGCCCCTGGCCGGCACGGTGATCGAACTCTACACGCTCCAGGAGTTCACCACGTTTATCGACGGCCTGGCGCCGCCCCCGCCGCCGCCGATACACAACTTCCAGCCGCAGCGGATGACGTACACCGTGCCCGGCGGCACGTCGTCGTTCACGATCGGTCCCGGCGGCCAGTTGGCCGCGCCGCGGCCGGCCCGGTGCGATGCGATCGCGGCGGCCAGCGGCACGTACCGGGGCACGGTGCAGATCGTTTCAGCCGCGGAATGGTCGACCATGCTCGAGCCTTCCGGGGCGCCGATCACCGTGCCGATGGAGCTTTACATCGATTACGGTTTCCCGGCCGTGACCCTGAACGTCTGGCCGGTTGGTGCGCCGGGAACCATCGAGGTTCACTCGCTGCAGGCGCTGCAGTCGTTCGCGGCAATCGGCGATACGGTGGCGCTGCCGCCCGGCTACGAGGCCGCGATCCGGTACAACCTGGCCGTGGCGCTGCTGCCGGAATACCCGCGGGCAGAGGTCGATCCTTCCCTCATACCGCAGGCCCAGAACTTCAAGGCGTCCCTCGTCCAACTCAACGCCGCAACGCAGATGCTCTCGCAGGCGCCCGCTGCGCAAGGAGTCGCATAATGTTCGCCACACGCCCATTCCGCGCAGTGACCGCAGCCGGCATTGCGGCCCGTTCCCTTGGCAGGCCCGCGGCCGCTTTCCCGGGCCGGGTGGCGACCGATGCGGACCTGATGATCGCGGTCGACCGGCAACAGACGAGGCTGGCTCTTCCGCTCAATGCGTCCGACACGTCGATGACGGTAGTCGATCCGTCGTCGATCGGGGCCAACAACCTGCTGACAATCGATGCCGAGATCGTGAGAACGACCGGTGCGCCCACCGGCAACGTGGTTCCGATTTCCCGCGGTTTCGACGGCACGACGCCTGTCGTCCACCTGGCAAGCGCCGTGGTTTCCGGGTTCGTCGACGCCTGGCACCACAACGCGCTGACCGCGGAAATCGAAGCGATCGAGCAGGCGCTCGGCCCGAATCTTTCGGCGATTCCGGCCTCGCCCTGGCTGATCAGTAAAACCTACGACTTTGCCGCGCAGACTCCGGGCGGCAGCCTGGTGGTGGGCGCCAACTCCATCACACTGACGCCCGTGCCGGCCGGGATCAACGGTTCGAATACCGGACACTCCCTCTACATTTCCGGCGGGACCGGGACAGCCGAAGCGGCACTGATCATCGGCGGGTCCGCGGTTAGCGGCGCCGCTACCGGCACAGTGATCGTGCAGTGCGCCAATACGCATTCCGGCGCCTGGATGATCAAAAGCGCCACCGCTGGGATCATGGAAGCGCTTTACGCGGCCGGCCAGGTTGGCAATGTCGCGCAGGGTTCGATCCTCATTCCTGCCGGCACGCACACGATCTATGGCACGATCGTGCTGCGCAACAACGGACTGGCGCTGCGCGGGATGGCGACCCTGGCCACCACCCTGACCACCACGATGACCAACGCGCCGCTGATCTCGATCCCGGCGAACGCCAGTCAGATCACGATTTCCGACCTCACGCTGATGGGGCCGAACACGGGCACGAATTTCGCGTGCAGTTTTTATAATCAGGCCAACCTGGTCTTCGCGCGCGTGTCGATCTTTCAGTTCGGGCAGGGCCTGTCCTTCACTGGACGGGACATTGTCCAGAACAACCACATCAGCGACGTGTTTATCAGCGGCGTCGTTGGTGATGGAGTTTATATCGACAGCGCTCCTGCAGCCGGGGGCTATTTCGACAACATCCTCATCGGCGGGAACGCTCCCGCCAGCACCGGATTCCGCATCGTCAATGGAGTTGGCGGATACATCAACGCGTTCTATACCAACGGGGTGGCATTCGGCATAGTCATCGCACCGGTCACGGGCAATAAGGTTGGCGTACTCGATATCGTTTCCGGCACCTTCGACGGCTTCGGGCCGAACTCCAATGTAGGCATTCTGTTCCAGCCGGCCGGCGGCGAGGTGAGCATCGTCCGGATCACGGACTGCAACGCGGCCGGATTCATTTATGGACTCTGGTGCAAGCAGGCCGGGGCCGGCGCATATATTGCGGACATCACCTTGACGAATTGCGGCGCCGTGGGCAATAGCGGCGGCGGCTTTCAGTTCGAGTTCGGGACCAACATCATCCTGCAAAACTGCACGGCGCAGGGGAACGGGACCAGCGGCACGCCCGCGCCGGGACTGACCGCGGGCGGTAACCCGACGTTGAACGGGCTGCGCATCGACGGCGGATGGTATGCGGCGGGTTCTTATGCTCATGAGGTGAGCGGCGGGAATTCCCAAAACGTGGGGATCCTCATCAATGGCGCGACTGCGAATGTCCGCGTTTCCAATCTGGTCGCGACTCCGAACATAAGCGCCGGCGTGTTCATCGCGGGCGTGAACCCGGGCCTCGTCATCGAGAACGTGCGGGGCTACAACCCGGTTGGACCGGCTGGCATCGTGGTGGGCGCCAGCCCGTTCACCTATACCGCGGGCAGTTCTCGCGAGACGGTCTACATCTTCGGCGGCACAGTTTCCAACGTCAGTCTCGGCGGAACTCAGATTGCCGCGGCGAGCCCCACGCAGGTTCAACTCGCTCCTGGCGAGGCCGTGACCGTGACGTACAGCGTTGCTCCGTCGATGGTGAAGGACATTCACTAATGGCAGTCTTTAACGCCGCACTGTTCAATCAGGCGCTGTTTGGGGGCGGCGCAGGCACCGCGGCGCCGGGTCCGATCATCCAGGTGGGGCAAGGCCTGCTCTATCCCGCGCTGCGCAAAGCGGGCGTGACGATCGGGCCGCAGCGCACGCCGTCGCCGGCGCAGTTCCAGGACGCAATCGACGAGCTGAATCGCCTGCTCGGTTCGATGTCCTGCGATCCGCTATGGATTTACGGGCAGGACATATTGTCCTTGCCACTCAGCAGCAAGACCGTCTACACCATCGGCATCGATCCCACCGGCAGCGCGCCGGCCGCGGACTTCCCGGTCACCGTGCCGAAGGGCATCACCGAAGCAGTCTACGTGTCGAACGGGCAGCATTACGAGGTCCGGTTGCTCACGCCGCAACTGTGGGCGCAGCAGAATCACGCCGGCGTTTATTTCGACAGGGGATACCCGATCGCCAATCTGTATCTCAACGGCCAACCGTCCAGCGGCAACCTGGACTTGTATGTCTGGCATGTGATCCCCAGCGTTGCGAATCTCGCAGACGTGGTGGTGATTCCGCCAGGCTACGAAGACGCCATTGTGCTGAATCTGGCGTGCCGGCTGGCGCCGCATTTCCAGCGGCAGGTTCACCCGGACCTGCGGCAGCAGGCCCGCGAGTCGATGATGCGCCTGGAATCGATCAATGCGCCGCAGCCGATCGCCAGTCTGGATAATTGGGGTTCCTGCGACTGCGACGAGGGCGGCTCGTTCCTCGTCTCGGGCGGGACCGCCGGCAGTTCGGGCGGCACAAGCGGCGGCACCGGGGCACAAGGGCCGCCAGGCCCGCAGGGGCCGCAGGGGCCGGCGGGACCGGCTGGTGCGGACGGGGCGCCCGGCCCGCAGGGGCCGGCGGGTGCGGACGGGGCGACTGGACCGCAAGGGCCGCAGGGACCGCCGGGTGCGGACGGGGTGACCGGCCCGCAGCCGTATGACCTGGCGGCGAGCTTGGCTGGAAAACCGGGGGCATCCGCATTGGTCCTGATCTTTACCGCGCCACGGGCGGTAGCCTTTGCCGGAAACCTTTCCGGCAGCAAAGGCACGGTGGGCGTGAATCCGACAGCTACAGCGACCTACACGGTGTCAAAGAACGGTTCGGGCATCGGCACGGTGGCGGTGTCCACGGGCGGTGTGGTGACCTTCACAACCACGGCAGGGGCGGCGCAGTCACTTGCCATCGGGGATCGTCTCACGGTCGTGGCTCCATCGTCGCAGGATGCCACGCTGGCGGATGTGGCCTTTACGCTGGCGGGCACACGCTGATTATGGCGCGGGCATTCATCACAAGCGGCACAACCTGGGCGGGCGTGGCCACGGATGGCAGCAACATCACGGTGGAATGCATCGGGGGTGGCGGCGGCGGCGCATCTCCTGACGCACACGTAGGTGTGGGCGGCGGCGGCGGCGCGTATGCGGTCAAGGTGGTTCCCTACGTTTCGGGCGCGGCGGTAACCGTGCAGATCGGCGCGGGCGGCGCGGGCGGCATCAACGCGGGGCCGAAATTCGGAGCGGATGGAACGGACACCATCTGGAATTCCGGTGTGGTGGTGGCGAAGGGCGGAAAGGGCGGAGTGGCGTCAACCAGCACGGCGGGCGCGGGCGGCGCGGCGGCATCCTGTACGCCAAGCGTGGGCGCGTTCTCTGGCGGCACGGGCGGCGGAGTCGGCACCGATAACCTTGGTGCGGCCGGCGGCGGCGGCGCGGCCGGGCCGGGCGGCGCGGGCAAGAACGGCGGTGTCGGCGGCGGGCAGGGAAACGGCGGCGGCGGCGGCGCGGGCGGCGGCAGCAGCACGGCAGGCGTGGCGGCGCTCGGGGCCAGTTTCAACGGCAGCGCGGGCGGCGTGGCGCAGGACGGCACGGCGGGCGGCGTGGGAGAGATTGACGGCGTATCGCCTGCTACCAGCGGTTCTCATGGATCGGGCGGCGGCGGCGGCACGCCCAGTGCGGGCGCGGGCGGCGTAGGCGTGGAGTGGGATGCCACGCACGGGGCCGGCGGCGGCGGCGGCGGCGGCGATTCCGGGCCGGGCGGGCTATACGGCGGCGGCGGCGGGGGGGGATTTTGGAGCGGTTCGGCGCCGGGCGGAGCCGGGGCTGGAGGGCTGATTGTCGTGACCTATACCCCACCATCGGCGGCGCGATTCACTCTGGACGTGATTACGTGACAGCTGCAACCGGCCATTCTGTCATGAAAATCTCGCTGGCAGGGCCATCAGGCGGGCGGGGGCATTTTCCGTTGATCTTCGATCGTGGCCAGGTTGCACGCATCGCACATCCTCACCTTCTGACGGGCGCCGGATTCGTCGACCATGACCCACTGCCACGCGCGGGAGTTGGGCACGTAATCGGCCGGCGCTTGATCCGCCGGCCAGGCTGGGAGCGGTTCATCGGGCGCCAGGATCGCGATGAACTCGCCGCCGCACCGGCCGCAGATGTACTTCACGCGATAGCGCATCCGGCCATTCTGTCATGAAAATCTCGCTGACTGGGCCATCCTACACGCTGCAGAGCGTCGTTGCCGCGGCGCAGCAGTGCGTGAACTGGTATCCGGAGGCGCTCGCCGTTCCGGACGAACCGCGCAAACAGGTGCTGTTCGGGCGGCCCGGACTGAAGCTGCTCGCGACACTGTCGCCGTCGAAGATCCGGGCCATGTGGAGCAACAATAAGCGCCTCTTCGTTGTTCACAACGACAAGCTGTCGGAGGTTCTCGAGGCCGGCACGGTGAACACGCAGCCTACAGTGATGTTCCAAGGCAGCGGCAGCCCCGATCCCGCGCAGATCTTCAGCAACGGTCACCAATTGATGATCATTACGGGCGGCCTGGTCTACATCGACGACGGGATCGGCCCGAACCCGGTGCGGTTCTCCGTCTCGGGCACGGCATCGGCCACCGGAAGCGATACCAATATTCACCGGCTCACCGGTGCGCCGTTCGACAGCGGGAGCATGACCGGGCGAACGCTGCGCATGGACGGCAGCTTGTTTACGGTGGTTAGCGTTACCAGTGCGGATGTGCTGGTGGTGAACACGCCGGCGGCCGCGACACCGGAATCGGTCTGGTCCGTCGATTCCGGGGCACAAGTCGATGCCGTGACGGGCGGGTTTCTGGACGGGTACTTCATCATCAACCGCGTGCCGCGGCCCGATCTTCCGCACTCGCAGGATCCCGGCAGGCAGTACAACATCAGCGGCTTGTATGACGGCACTCTCTGGGATGAAGGGGATTTCGGCACGAAAGAAGGCCAACCCGATTACATCAACTCGATTCTGTGCGATCACGAGGAACTGATTTTATTCGGCGACGAATCAACCGAGGTCCATCAGAACGTGGGCATCACGCTCGATAGCGCGGGCGTGGCGAGTTTCCCGTTTCAGCGAGTGCCCGGCGCATTCATGCACGAGGGTTCGGTTTCGACGTTCGCGCCCTGCTCCGTTGGACCCTACAAGTGCTGGCTGGGCGGTACGCCAAACGGCCAGACGGTGGCCTATCGTGCGCTGGGATTTAACCCGGAGCGCATCAGCACGCACGCGCAGGAAGAGGCGTGGAACAGCGCAAACTTCAAGGTGTCCGATGCGGTGAGTTACTGCTATCTGGATGCCGGCCACATGTTCTGGGTCTTAAACTTTTGGCAGCAGCAGCAGACGTGGGTCTATGACATGACCGAGGGCCAGTGGCATGAGCGGGCCGGCTACAACCCGGTGGTCACGGGCTGGATGGCGCGGGCCGGATTCATCCGCTACCAGCCCTGGTATCACGCCTTCGTCGCCGACTGGGGGCAGGGGGGCAAGCACATTGTGGGCGACCCGGCCACCGGCAAGCTCTACGAGCAGAGCCTGAATTTCTACGACGACGACGGCGTGGCGATCCAGTACCTGCGCGCGTTCCCGCACCTTCTGAACGAGAACCGCTACCATTTTCACCACCGGTTCGAGGCGTACCTCGAGACGGGCACGGTCACGGGCGCCATTCCGGAGATGGTAATCGGATTGGACTGGAGCAACGACCGCGGGCACACGTTCCTGCCCGTGCCGCAGTTCCAAAGCAGCGGCGCCGCTGGCAACTACAGCAAGCGCATCGTGTGGCGGCGCCTCGGGCGATCGCGCGATCGCGTGTACCGGATTGGCGTGCAGGGCAAGGGCAAAGTGGCAATGACCGACGCCTTCCTGGAAGCCACGCCTGGAATCGCATAATGGGCACCCTGACCATTCCGCCGTACCGTGCCGCCCTGCTCACCGGCGCCGATGGTACGCCGATGGTCCGCGCCGCCGGCCCGGACTCCAAGCAGATCCAGACCGAGCTGCAGTGGTACATGTTCTGGCAGGACGTCGCGCGACAGATCAACGCCGGGTCGCAGGCGATCGATAGCCTCGAGGGACTGGTCACGTTCGGCAATCACCTGGACCGCCCGGACGGGCGATTCCAGCACGACGGCGCCCTCTACGTCGAAGTGGACCGCGGGAGCGTGCTTTACCAGAACCAGGGCGGCGTCTGGCAATACATCGCCGGCATCATGTACGGCACTCTCGTTCCCGATCAGAGGCCCGCGGACCTCGCGCCGGCCGCCGATGCCGGGTTCCAGTTCCGCACCACGACGGATCCCGCGCGGGCCTTTACCTGGAACGGCGGCGAATGGGTGGAAACCACGCCGATCCGCTACGGCACGCACGCCGAGCGGCTGGCGGCGCCGATCGCGGACCTCGTTTCGGGCATGTTGTGGATGGAGACAGACCGCGGCAGCGTGATCTACCAGAACCAGGGCGGGACGTGGCTGTTCCTGAACGGCACCATGTGGGACACGATGAGTCCCGACAATCGCCCCACAGACCTCGGCGTGCATGATGCCGGGTTCCTCTATCGCAGCACCGATGCGCCGGCACGCGAGTTCGTCTGGAATCAGGTTGCCTGGGTAGAGACGACACCGCTTCTCGATCCGACCACGACGAAGGGCGACCTGATCGCGCGCGGTTCGACGGCGCCGGCTACCCGGTTTCCGGTGGGCAGCAACGGCCAGGTGCTGACCGCGGACTCCACGCAGACGCTGGGCGTCCGGTGGGGCACGCCGGCGGGCGGCGGCCTGCAATGGGTAAACGCTTCCTCGCCGCTGACCCTGACCACCACGATGACGGACGTGCCCGGCCTCACGCTGACCCTGCCGAAGGCCGGCATTTACCAGATCTCCGGGGTGATCGATTTTGCCGCCAACGATTCGCAGGCGCTGCTGCTGGGCCAACTGGTGGTCAACGGCTCCGCGCACGGGACTCTGGTGATTTATCAGGCATTCAGCGTGCCCTCACGCGCAACGGTCGCGCAAGTCTGGATGCTCACCACCGGTTCGCCGGGCGTGGTCGTCAAGATCCAGGCGAACAAGAACCTCGGCGCCGGCGGCAGTCTGGCGCACGTCCATAGCACCCTATCGGCCGCATTCCTCAGTCCATGATCCATATCGAACGCTCGCAAGATTACGCGCTGATCCGCGGGATCATGACGTGCAAGGCCGTGTATCGCCACCTGACCGACGACGCCTCGCCCGCGGCCGAGGACTGGCGGCCGATCGAGAGCGATGGCATCTACTACCTGGTGGCCTGGGACGGCAACTCGCTGCTCGGGTTGTGGATGCTGCACCCGCACAATGGCGTCTGCTGGGAGATCCACACCGCGCTGTTGCCGGATGCCTGGGGCGACCGGGCGCGGCGGGCGGCCGCCGCGATGCTCAAGTGGGTTTGGGGAAACACCCCATGCCGGCGCATCGTGACCAACGTGCCCGCGAATAACCGCCTTGCCTACCATTTCGCGGTCCAGGCGGGCATGGAAGTGTACGGCACCAACGAGGCGAGCTTTTTGAAGGGCGGCCGTCTGCTCTCTCAGATTTGCCTCGGCATCAGCCGTCCGCGCGATTTGCCGTTGTTTGAAGCCGCAGAAGTATCGATTCCCCGCGATTCCAGCCTGCTGGCTGCGTCCACGGGTCCAAAGGAGGGGTAAGTCATGCCTGCCGTAGCTATCCCGGCTGCAATCAGTTTAGGATCGTCCGTTCTCGGGGGCGTCCTGGGTTCCCGCGCGTCGAAAAAGGCCGGGCAAATGCAGTCCGACCAGGCGCAACGATCCGCGGACGAACTCAAAGGCGTCCTGAACGAGTACAACCCGCGCATCGGGGCCGCGGCCGATACCGCGGCCGGCAACGTCAATGCGGCGACCGGCGCCGGCCAGGAGGCGATCCGGGGAGCGGTGGGCGCCGGGCAGGGGCGGATCGACGACGCGACGGCGCAGGCTCTCAAGTTTTTGTCGCCGTACATGGACGCAGGGGGGCAGTCGCTCTCCACCCTGATGAGCGGTCTGGCGCCAGGCGGCGACCTCAACAAGACGTTCACCGCGGCCGACATGCAAGCCTACGATCCCGGCTACGCCTTCCGCATGGAGCAGGCGCAGAAGGCGCTGCAGGGTTCGGCGGCCGCCCGCGGCGGCGCGCTGGGCGGCGGCGCACTGCGCAGTTTGGTGGGACTCAGCCAGAATCTGGCATCGGGCGAGTTCGCGAATGCCGAGCAGCGGTTCCGGGCGCAACAGGGCGATCGCTTCAACCGGCTCAATAGCCTCGTGAACCTCGGCGCGACCACGGCAGACCGCGCCGCCGGCTACGGCACGGCAGGCGCCAGCGAAGCGGCACGGCTCGGGCTGACCGGCGCGACCTCGATCGCGGACCTGGGCTACCGCGGCGCGACAACCGCCGGCGGGTACACGACGGATGCGGCGAACCGGATGACCGGCAACGCTCTGGCTACCTACGGGAACATCGAAGACCTGCTCACCGGCGGCGCCGCGGCGCGGGCCGCGGGCACGGTGGGCGCCGCGAATGCGTGGACCGGCGCACTGGGCGGAGTCGCCAATACGGCGGGCCAGGTGGGGCAATACTACCAGGGCAAGAAGACACTGGCGACGTTGATGGCGAATCCAGCCACGCGGCAAATCCCCGGTGGCGTCCCGGGCGGGATAAACAGTCTGCCGCTACCGATGCCTTACGACCCGGGTAGAACAGGTACGGCATACCTCAGACGGTATTGAGCAGAGGTTCACATGGCACTCAATCCTGAAATTTCCCTCGGTGTGCGGCCGCCGGTGATCCAGCCGCTGCAGATCCAGAACCCGCTCGAGCAGTTCGCCAAGGTGCAATCACTGCGCAACCTGATGACGCAGGGGCAGATCGGGCAGTTAAACCTCGAGCAGACGCAGTTAGAGAACCAGGCGCTGCAAGAAAAGCAGCGGCGCACAAACGCCGTAGCGGATCTCTTCACAAAGGGCAGACCCTCTGAAGATCTGATACTGAGCGTGGGCGGGCCGGAAGCCGCCGCGGCGCTCAAAGGCCTTCACGATTCCGACAAGGCGAAATTCGACGCGCTCGAGGCGACGAACAAGGCCATCACGCGCGCGGCACTGGGGATCAAGTCGCTACCCGTGGAAAAGCGCGACTTTGCGTATCGCGCGGAACGCGCCCGGCTGGGCGCAGTTAACCCGGAACTCCTCGCTCGGATACCGGAGCAGTACGACGAATCTTACCTCGATGCAAAGATTCAGGAAGGCACGAACGCAGACCAGTACTACGCGAATGTCCGCGCGGATGCGGAGGCTAGACTCAAGGCGCCGGGCATCCAGGCGGATAGCCTCACCAAGCAGGCGGAAGCCGAGCAGAAGCAGCGGCAGATCGAGGTTTCGACGCTAGCGCCCGCTCTGGCACGAGGCGCGGTCGCCTACCAGCAGGCGCTCGCCGGCATGGACCCGAAACGGGCCGCGCGATATCAGGGATTCACAACGCCGCGCGATCTGCTGATGTTCGCATCGACACCGCACGAGCAGATCGCCGCGCAACAGGCCCAGGAAACCGCGAAACGGGCGGCGGTCCCGAACACGGCGACGGAGTTGGCCGTTGCCATCAACGACCCAAACCGGACGCCTGAAGATCGCGACCTCGCCAAACGGGCACTCACGTCATTGCAGCAATATGAACTCGGGCTGAAGACGAAATCTGACCAGGCGGCGGGAGGCAATCCGCAATTGGTGAAAGCGGTCATGGACAACCCGTCGTTGTGGGGCGATCTGACGCCTACCGAGAAGGGCGCGATCGCGGCGCCGCTGGCGTCGCAAGGGTTCATCTTTGGGAAACCCCTTAACGAATCGGCAATCACTAAGATCAGCGAGACGAAATCCGGCATCCAATCGCTTCAGGATTTGCGGACGACGCTCAGGGAAAACGAGCAGTACATCGGACCTATCAGCGGATTCCAGGCGCTGAACCCCTGGTCAGACGCCAAAGTGGCGCAGGCGAAAATAAATCTTGTCAAGCAGCGTGTAGGAAAGGCGCTCGAGGGCGGCGTGCTGCGCAAGGAAGACGAGGAGAAGTACAAGCAGATCCTCGCCACATTGAACGACACGCCGTCCACCGCGTTCGCGAAAGTCGATAACCTGATCGCGAATCTCCAGCGGGATCTTGACACCTACATCGAGACGCAGAAGGCCGGCGGACGCAGGGTAAGCGACGTCACGTCTACGCGCACGCCGGCAGGCGGCACGGTGAAAATGAAGGCGCCTGACGGAAGCATTAAACCCGTTCCTGCTGACCAGGTCGATCACTACAAGTCGAAGGGAGCGGTGGTCATCCCGTAAAATCCTATGGCTGACTGGTTTGCCGAGAACGCACCAAAGGCCGCGGCGATGCCGCCGCCGGCATCCGGCGACTGGTTCGCCCAGAATGCACCGGCATCACCGAAACCCGCCGAACCCTCGCCGATCGCAAAAGCCGGAAAGGCCTTCTTTGAAGGCCTCGGCGTTCCCGCGCTCCTCGATATCATCGCCGCGTCAAATCGGTACGGCACGCCGCAGGAAATCGCCGCACGATCGGAAAAGCAGAAGACGGCGCTGCAGGGCATCGTGCAGGGAATCGCAGGCGAGCCTGGCAGGGTATGGGATGAACTGTCGCGAACCGGCGAGTCGATGCTTAAAGGCGATCTCGGCGGCACCGCCTATCACCTGGCCGGCGCTGTGCCGTTTGTGGGCGCGCCCGCGCAACAGGTGGCGCAGGATGTCCAGCGCGGCGACCCGGCGGCCGCGGTAGGGCATTCGGCTGCGTTAGTCCTGCCGTTCTTCGCCGGGCCGGCGGTACGCGCGACGGGCCGCGGAATCGCAACCACGGGCACGGTGGCGCGCGGGGCGGTAGAAGGGGCGGTAAGGGCCGCGCCGGCGGCCGCCGAAGCCGCAGTTGAAAAAGCAGTATACGGTGCTCTCGGCGGTCCCAAGGGCATGCTGGCGGCCGGCACGCTCGCGGCGTCCAAGGAAATCGGGAAGGGCGCAGTAACCGGTGCGCGCGCGGCACTTGCGGAACGCGCGGCACTGGCCGCCGGCATAGAGCACCCGCGAGGCGGGCATTTCCCATACGAGCCTGCAGAGGCTACACCACCCGCCGATGCACAACAACCGCGCGGCGGGCATTTCCCATACGAGCCTGCAGAGGCACCGCCAGAACCGGCGCCCTCTTCGCCGCCCGCGGCCCCTGCAGCCTCGCCGCCCACCGCTGCGGCGGAAACTTCATCTGCAGGCAAGCCCGCGGCTGCAGACGTCGCCGCGCAGCTCGAGGCGTCGATGCGCGCCGAGACGTTGACAGATTATCTCGTCAGGAACAAAGTCCCGCGGTCGATGGTCGATGAATTCGACGTGAAAGAGTGGCAGATGGTCGCTGACCAGGCCGGCGTGAAGCCGCCGTCGCTGGAAGACGTCAAGGCGATCCGCGACAACCTGGCGCAGTACGAGGGCGCATCGCAGATCACCGCGAAGACGCCTGCGGACGCGGCCGTCGAATTCGAACAGAAGCGCGCTGTCCGGAACAAGCGCAAGCCGAAAAGCGCCGCGGCGGAAGCGCCGGCGGATATCGAAGGCCAACTGTCCGAGTCCCTCGCCGCGGTCGAAAAGGGCGAACGTCCCGTGGCGCAGGTTCCGGCCGAAGGCGCGGCCAAGGCTACGGCGTCTGATAAGCGCGTTGAGGCATACGCGCAGCATTTCGCCTCAGACCTGAGTACCGCCATTGCGGACATCGAACCGTTGACGAAACTGCCCGAGTTTCCGAAACTGGGCCGGGCACTCGAGATCGAAGGTTCGCTGGCGCCGGGCGAGGCAGAGCGCATCGTCGCGCGGGTTCAGGAACTGCGCGGCGAAGCGGCCGCGCCGCCGGAAGCGGCCGCGCCGCCCGCTATAATAGAGCCTGATGTTCAAAGTACACCTACCATCGGACAACCTGCCGGAGAACAGCCCGGAGGCGCGGGGCAAGCGGTTCATGGACCGCGTGAACCAAAGGCGCCAGTTGCTCGAGGATCGGCAGCGCGCGTCAGAGTCCCAGGAGAAAAAACCGTCTACGAAGGACAGTACTCCGTCAGGGAACTAGACGACGTCCACGCCTCGCACGACGCGCACACGTTCGAGAAAAACCCGAATTACCAGTTACGCAACGATCGCGATTACTCCAACCCGGTCAATAAAGAACGGATTGTGGTGAACAGCAAAGGCGATACGTTCGATCCCGCATACGTATTAGCAGAGTCGCCAGACGCGACCAACGGCGCGCCGGTGATCGATGCCGATGGCAACGTGCTCGGCGGCAATAGCCGGGCTATGATCCTCGATCGCGTGTACAAACACAATCCGGCCGGTGCGGACGCCTACAAGGCCGAACTGGCGCGCAAGGCGCCGCAGTTGGGCATTGATCCGGAGCAAATCGCTGGCATGAAGAGGCCGGTCCTGGTGCGCGAGTTGTCGGATTCGGGACTGAACAAGCAGCGGGCCATCACCGATTTGAACAAGACGGGTACTGCTTCCCTTACGGCCGCCGAACGCGCAACCGCGGACGCGCGCATGATCACGCCGGCGGCGGCAGATTATCTGGCGTCCGCGATCGAGGGCGGCGGCGCAGACGCAACCCTGAACGACGTACTGAGCGGCAAAGACGGTCTGGCAATCGTCAACCGCCTGGTGGATGACGGCGTGTTCACGATACAGGAGCGGCCCAACCTGGTCGATCCCAAGACCGGCGCAGTTACAGCCGCGGCCAAGGAGCGCATATCCAAGCTGCTGCTGGGGCAGGTATTCGAAGATGCCGATCAGATGACACGAACGCCCGCGGACGTTCGCAACAAGCTCGAGCGCACGGTGTCTCCGATTCTGCAATCGAGTCAGAAGCGCGGCTTCGATATCCGGCCCACTGTCCGCGAAGCACTGGACGTACTCGAGTATGCCAGGGCGCACGGCATCACGCGGATGAGCGATCTGCTGGCACAGGAGAGCATGTTTGGAGATGCGCCAAAGTTTTCACCGCAGGCCGCGGACCTGGCGCAGTTTTTGCGGGACACCAAACCTACGACCATTGCCCAGGCCTTCCGCCGCTATGTCGCAAATGCCGAACCCACCATGTTCGGCGAATCCACGCCGGCCGAGGCGTTCGCGGACGCATTCGGCACGCCGGCGCCGCCAGCCACGCTTCGCGATCTGATGCAGCCCAAAGCAGCAGAGCCGCCCGCGGCCGCCGCGCGCAAGCGGCGATCGAAACCCGTCCGTTAAAACCTACCCTTTCTCCTTAACCCCTTGCGGGGCGCCACGCCGGCGCCCCGCTTTTTCTGCGTCTGCGCTCGGACTCAGGCTCACCTGGTGAGCTACCCCGCGTGGTAGCCGGGCGGATCGGCGTCGTCCGTTACCGGATATAACGATGCACACGGCATTGCATGGGTGTATTACTGGTAGTGGTTATGGCGAATCTTTACCGGACAAAACAATTCCCCGAACGAAAGGGCAAAAAGGCCGATACCCCAGTAAATACAGGGGTTTCAGATGACCTTACCGGACACAATAGTTATTCTGTCCGGTTGGACAAACGCCCGAAACCCCGCCTTAAGTATATGATTGCAAACGAGATACGGGCGCTTCTGGCGGCCTGCTTTAAAAGCCCGCGGGATTATGCGATCTTCCGCCTCGGCTACCATCACGGCCTGCGTGTGAGCGAGATCGGCATGCTCGAGATGACGGACTGGATGCCGGCCGCCAGGATGGAGAACGACCGGCTCATGATCCACCGGCTGAAGAACTCCATCAGCGGCGAGACGCGGATCGTGCCGGCGGCCGCGGAAGCTCTGCGCCGCTGGATCAAGAAACGCGGCACTGCGCCAGGCCCGATCTTTCCCTCCCGCAAAGACAAACCGATCTCACGTAAGAGGATTCATGAACTGGTGCAGTTCTACGGCAAGAAGGCCGGCATTCCAGAAGACAAACGGCACTTCCACGCACTGCGGCACACTTGCGCGACATCGCTTCTGAGCGAGCACGAACTCGATATCGCGCACGTGAAGGATCACCTCGGGCACAAGAACATTCAGAACACGATGATTTACGCGCAGCTCACCGCGGCCGCAAGCGATGCGCGGTTCAACAAGATCCGATCGTGGAGATAAGCAAATCTAAAAATAGACAAACACAACCTGTTTGTCTTTAATTGTCAACAATCTGAAGACTGTGAGCATTCCGCAAATTGTGCGCTTCGCGCACCTCGGATGCAACAGAAGCAACGCAAAACCGCCCTAAAAACACCCTGTTTTGCGGCTAACAGCAAACACGCGAGGGGTTTAGAGGGGTTTCGATTGGAGCGATTCGTCGCGTTTGATCGCGATCAGTCGCGCGCGGGCCGATTCCAGCCGCTCAACGAGGTTGATCTGGCCGGTGTGCTCCTGGACGACGTGTTCGCGGTAGAGCTTCGGGCGGAAGCGTTTCGCCAGTGTGACGCCTAACTGGTTGTCGTACTCGATCTCATAGACCAGGTGTCCGTCGCGGGTCTTCATCGGCTTACCGCGCCAGTGCAGTTGCCGCTTCACTCCGTTGATCGCGCGGTCTACGAGCACGTCCTCGATCTCCTGACCGACCCGGTCCTGTAGCGCCTCGAATTTCTTGCGGTATTCGGCGTCCGTCTCCAGCCGCCGGTAGTGCATGCTCTTGTCGATCCCCGCGGCCTTCGCCGCGGCGGTCACGCTGCCGCTGCCGGCGTAGGCCTCGAGGAAGACGGCCACGCGGGACGGCGTTGATTTTTTCGCGGGCATATCACTTTCCCTCACGTAGAAACTGCAAAGTAGTAGCGGCGTCCTCAGCGAGTATCTCTACAGGGATCCTTGACGCACTGGGCCACAACATTTCTTCAGTCACCAACTGTGATAGTCGCGGCCCTTTATATTTCAGGTAGTCCAGCACAAACTTCCTTACGCGATCTTGATTCGCCGTCGGGAAATCCTGTGTTGCGCGAGCCTGAAATCGTTTCGCTAGCTCCAGTATCGGGTTGGGTGTTCTTCGCAGGCACATGGCGCTATTGTACGCGCGTCATTTACTCGCTTCCAATTTGCGCACACGTTCCTCGAGTTCAGCCTGGCGGCGTAGAACGTCCGCAAGCGAGACGTCCGTCTTTTCCGTCCACTCGATCATCTTGGCGATCGCGCGGCCGCCGCCGTTGACCAGACCGCCGATGCGGTCCATGCGGGCGCTCATGTGGTCCAGGCGCGCGGTCACTCCCTCGAACTGGTGGGCTACCGCTTCAAACTGGTGCTTCATCTCTGTTTCGAGCGACCGGAACAGGCTCTCGAAAAACTGCATGTCTTCCTGCGTCATTCCGCCTTCTTCCGCCCCCGGCCCCCGGCCAGGCCCGCCTTGCGCGCGCTCTCGCTGCGCTGCTCGGGGGTGAGCTTCTTCGCGCGAGCTTTCCCGCCGCGTTTGCCTAACGCAACCGCCGCCGAGTTTTTACGCTTCGCCATTCTCGCCTCCGAGCGCTTGCAGATAGGCCACAATACCCGTTAACAACGCGCCGCGCGCCAGGCGCTCG